GAGTCGCGCCCCGTGTTCGCGGGTCCGGCGCCGGCCCCCGCACCACCGCCCGCCGATGCGCCACCGCCCTGGTTCGGGATCGCGGCGCTCGCGCCACCGGCGACGGCCGCGAGGGCGAAGTGCTGGGCGGCCTCGGCGAACTTCGCCGCGGCGTGGCCCGTGTTCATGACGGCGTTGCCGATACCCTCAGCGAACGCGGCGGCGCCCTTGTACGCCTCTTGGATGGCGAAGGACTTGAGCCATTCGTCGATCATCGTGACGAACGACTTGCCGAGGTTGTCCTGCCCCTCGGCGGCGAGCTCGAGCGTGTTCTGGATGAGCCCGGCGAACTCCTCGGCGCCGCGCTGCATGCGATGCTGGCCGCGCAGCGCCTTCTCGCGCTTGGCGTCGGCCTTGAGCTGCGCCTCATGGCGCTCGGCCTCCTCGGCCTTGAGCGCGGCGTTCATCTCCAACTCTTCCTCGGCGAGCCGGTTGCGCTCCTTGGCGCGCCGGATCTCTTCGGCGGCGGCGTCGGCCTTGAGCTGCTGGTTCTCCGCGATCTCAGCTTGGATCTCGCGCTGGGCTTCGAGCAGGTCGTTCTGGAACTCGTAGGCGCTGATGGAGTCCCCCGGCCCGTCGCCGAGGTCGCGGCTCTGTGCGCGGGCGCCCGAGCGAGTGCCGCCCGATGTGGCGCCCATCGGGCCCGAGCCACCCTCCTCCTGGCTGCGGATGGCGTTCGCGACACCCTCGGCGCGAAGCGCCTGGATTCGGTCGAGCAGACCCTGGCCGTTTTCGCCACGCATCATGTCGAACGCATCCTTGGCGTCGCCGTAGATGTCGACGGCCCCGCCGAGGTCGCCCGCGGCGATGCGCTCCCGCATGTCGATGAGCGACGAGAAGACGGTCATGGTCGCCTCGATGCGCTCGGTGAACGCGGTGAGCATGGCCGCCCCGGTGATCGTGAAGTGCTCGACGTCGGATAGCGGGCCGTCGCTGTCGTCGCCGAAGATCCCAAACTTCTCGATGAGCTGGTCGGTGGCGTTGCCAAGGTTCTCCATGGCCTGGTCGAGAAGCCCCGACTGCTCGGCGGCGCCGATCATCTCGGTTTGCGCGTTCTCCAGTCGGGTCCCGAGCGTCAGCAGCATCCCGGCGAACGAGTCGGCCTCGCTGGTCGCGTCCTCGTACCCCTCGGTGAGCTGCCGGATCGCGCTCTCCTGGCGCTGCTGCTTTGTGGTGAGCCCTTCAAGGCTGACGCCGAGTTCCTTGAGCGGACCCTCTTCGCCGGTCGACACCGAGACCATGAGCTTGTCGAACGCCTCGGTGGCATCCTGCCCGGTGGCCGCGGCCCACTCAGAGGCGCGCACCGCGAGTGTTCCGAGTTGCTCGCCGGTCAGTTCCAGCCCCGCCTGCGCCGCCTTGTTGGACTGGACCATCAGGTCGATGTCGGCGATGAGGCCGTTGACCCGCTGGCTGGCGTTCGAGATGTCGCCACTGAAGCGGTTGATGACCGCGGTCTGTCGCTCGAACTCGACCGTCGCGTCGCGCATCGCGCCGAGCAGGCCGGTCACCGCGTCCCACGCCGCGCGGACGGAGACGACGCCGGCAGTGATGCGGTCAGACAGCGAGCCCCATCCGCCCCCCGCCTTCTTGGCTTCCTCGCCAAGCTCTTCGGTCTCGTCCTTGAGTTCCTTGAGTTCCTTGATCGCCTCCGCGATGCCACGGATGTTGAACTCGCCCTCGAGCGGCTCGACGCTTCCTCCTCGTGTGTTGCTCATGGGTCAGCCAAGTCGTCTTCGCGCCTCGTCGCGCTTGCGGCGAAGTTGCATCCAGTGGTGGCGGCAGCGGGCGACCGCGACCGCGTACGCCTGCACCCCCTGCCAGAGGTGGTGGGGAAGGCCGGGGCGGTAGACGCTTGCCAGGTGGACGCCGGTGTCGCCAACGCGGGCTTGCTCGTAAAGCGAGACCACGTCGTGAACAAAGGGGCTCTCGTACGCCTTCCACGGGCACGAGGGCGGTCGCCAGCCCGCTACTTTCTCGATTTCTTCGAGGGTCTTTTGCGGCGCCGTGAAGGTGCGCCCGAGGCGGTCGACGGGGACGTCGATTCGCCGGTGGCTTCGTCCGTCGCAGTCGCAGCGATACCCGAGTCGCCAGAGGTCGCCTTGGGTGCGTCCTCCTGCGGCCGATCGCTGGTCTGCTCTTTGAACTTCCTCACGGCGTCGGCCGCAACCTGGGCGGCCTTCGTCTTCAGGAGCAGTTCCCAGGAACGCGGCCGCGGAAAGCAGACCGCGCTCGTCGGGGGAAAAAAAGACTTCGCGAACGCGATCACCCCCATCTCCTCCACGTACATGGAGGCAATGAGCGCCATCTGACGCTCACTCAGGTTCGGGACCGGAACGCCGTCCACGCGGCGCTCCTCCTCCGGCTCGAGGCGCGGGTAGAAGGTGCCGTCCAGGCCCGTCAGGTTCTCGATGCGGGTAACCGCATACTTGAGCGCCGTCCGGTACTTGTAGTGCTCGCTGTCCTGGGAAAGCACCAGGTCCATGATCGCAGAGTCGAGCCGGCGCAGCGTAAACCACACCAGCTTCTTGCCCGGCTCCTCGCGGACCATGCTCGGCTCGCGCGACGAGCGGTACTCCTCGATCGCGTTGGCGTACTTGGTGTCCGATCCCGAGTGGGCCAGGGCCATTGCCTGCCAATCCAGCGCAGGATCGGCCACCGACACCACGCGAAGTGGTTTGAGCGTCTCCATGGGTCCTCCAGACCTCCCACGCGTCAGGGCGGCGCGGGTCGCCCGTCGGTCACAAGAAGTGCATGCGGAAGGGCGCGACCGCGAGGTCGTTCGTCCCGTTCACGGTGTCGTCGAGCCCCGCGTGGAACTCGATCGTCTGGTACGCGAGACCGTCCTGGTTCGTGCGCTGCGGGTTCTGCACCTGCGCGGTCGACGTCTCCAGGAGCACGATGCTGCCAGCGGTCAGGCCGATCTGATCGTGGATGGTGTAACTGTCCCGGTCGTCGCGCTCGGTGAACCAGGTGTATGCCTCGTAGGGGAGCGAGACGCTCACCTGGACGAGTGGCTTGACCCGCTGGGCCCGCCACCGAGCGATGGTGTTCGTCCCGTTGGGCGAGCTGACCGGCTGGAAGATCGGGCCGTTGAAGGTGTACGTGACCGAGGCCGCGTCGTACTGCGTGTGCGTCGTGACGCCCGAGCCGCTGACCTTCATGGCGAAGTCGCCGTGCACGTAGGTCGGCGAGTAGTTCGAGTACGAGGCCGTGGTGATCGCGGCGTCCGGCTCCTTCGCCCAGTCCGCAAACGTCAGCGTGAACGTCCACATGGGCACCTCACCGTTGGCGCGGGTGAGCTGCGGCGCGGCAGACAGCTGGCCGCCCATGAGGAGCCAGCGGTCCGACTGCTCGGCGCCCTCGACGATCATCTGGATCGTGTCCTGCGGGTCCTGCGTCGGGTAGATCGTGGTCCCGGCGTAGAGCACGTCGGAGCTCGACGGCGTGGCGCTGAACGCGCTCTTGACGGTGACGACGCCAGCGACCTCGTTGCGGATGACGCGCGCCTCGACATTGCCGCTGCTGTTGGCCCAGCCGATGGGCACACCCTCGAGGAAGTCGGTCGCGCTGGTCGGGGTGATGCTGGTGGAGCTGGCGGCGCTGCTCACGTCGCTGCCCGTGTTCTCTGCGTCGATGCCACCAAAGACCACGGCGAGCAGTTGGAGCAGCGCGTTGGCGTCCTCGGCCGCCGAGTCCACGCCGTCGCCGGCCGCGGTCCCGTAGCCGTAGCACGGCACCTGGAACGTGTAGGTCGCCGACTTCTTGCCGAGCACCGCGAGCGCGCGCCCGTACAGGTGCTGCTGCTGGATGTCGACGGCGAGCTCGTCCTTGATGAGCGTGAGCTGGCCCGAGTTCTCGATCACGGGGAGGTCGAGATACGTACCGGTGGCGGTCTCGTCGGTCGCGAACGCCGTCTCCTTGAGCAGGGCGGTCCGCGCGATGGCGTGCTGTTCGATGGTCATGGGGCGGGGTCAGCTCGTGGCGAGGGCGACCTTTGCGATCGCAGTAAATCGGTGGGTGGTGACCAGGCGGCCGTGGTCGGAGCCGTCGGCCTCGACGGTCCCGACGGCGCTGCGCCAGTCGGTGCGAAGGCAGCCACTCACGAGCCCCGTGGCGGCGCTCGCGGCGGTCTGCGTGAGGTTCCCGGGCCAGGTCAGCGCCTGCGCCAGGACGTCGCCGTCGCGGGCGGCGAGGTCGTAGACGGCTTGCCGGGCGTCGTGGTCGAGCAGCTTGAACGTGGTCAGCGACCGGACGAGACGGATCTCGATCTCGAGGGCGACCAGCTGGAAGCTTCCGGTGATCGCCGGGCTCGCCTCGTGGCGCGCCGTCTCGACGATTCGCACCTCAGCGCGCGGCGCGATGAGCGCGTCATGCGACAGGCCCGGGACACTGCGCGCCGACGTCTCGCCGGGCAGGTAGTCGCCGCTGGTGATCGTGCGGACGGAGCCCGTGCCGTCCTCGATGACTTCGCGAATCGCGGTCGTGATCGCGGAGGTGGCGAGGGTGGCCATGGTTCAGGTCTTGCCGTGCAGGACGTAGGCGACGATCGCCTCGCCGGTCTTGTCGAACCACGCCTTGGCGGGGCCGGTCGCGAACGACGTTTCGCCCTGCGGCGTGATCGGGAGGAACGCGCGGCGCGGGATCTTGACGCTGCGCTTGCGGCCGGCGCGGCTGGTGCCGAACTGGTGCGCGGGGGCGTAGCCCTGCGCGGGACCGCTGATGCCGAACGTGATCCGGTCTTTGCTGGCGACGATCGTCACCGACTGCCGCAGCTGACCGGTGTCGACCAGCGGCTTGCTGGAGCCCTTGCGTCGGCGTTCGATGGTGGACGGCGCGAGGGCGGCCCACGCTTCGCCGAGCGGCGACTTGCTCTGACGGAACGAGGTCTGAACCACGCCATCGAGCAGGGCCGCGCGCTTGCGCAGCACGGGCTCGAGGTTGCCCAGCCGTTCGAGGACGGGCAGGGCCATGCGGTCGAGGCCGCGGATGGCGTCGTCGAGATCGAGGCTGATCTTGACGTCGGCCATGGGTGCTACCAATCGCGGTCGAGACTGTCGAAGATCGAGGGTCGCCCGCTGGTCGAGGTGGTCGAGCGGCTCGTGGTCTCCACGCCGCCGATACCCTGGTCGGCCGAGGGCTCGATGCCGGGGATCGGCACGTCGCCGACGCCCACGTCTTCGAGCAGGCCAGCGAGGATCTCTTGCGTGGCCGTGGGGACCGAGAGGCTCTTGCGGCCGTAGGCGAACGCCACGACCGCGGCGAGCGCCACCATCTTCACGCCGTCCTCGGTGGTCGAGGCGCCCGGCGAGTAGCCCGCGCGCTCCATGGCGGCGCGAGCTCGGATCGACGCGAACTGACACGCCCGGTCGAAGAGGGTCGACGAGTAGCCGGTCCCGTCCTCGGCCGCGGTGTCGTCGAAGAGGACCAGACGCGTGCGCCCATCCACGAGCGCGTCGAAGTCGTCCGTGTCGAGGTAGTTCGTCGGCATGTCAGCGCTCGCGGAATAAAGGTCGGCCCCGGACGGGCGGAGGGATGGGGTCCCGCCCGGGGCCTGGGAGGAGAGGCGCCCGGGTCCCCACCCGGGTCACCATGGTCAGTCGCCCGATCCGTCGGCGTCGGACTTGCTCTTGCGGGCGCGTCGCGGCTTGGCGTCGCCCGTCGGGATCACGCCCTGGTCGGCGAGTGCGGCGATGACCGCGGCGACCACCTCGGCGGTGTTGCCCCCGCCCTGCGCGCCGCCGAGCATCTTGGCGACGGCGGCGACCGACTCCTCGTGCTCGCTCATGGGCGGGTCGAGAATCTCATCGTCCACCTCGACCGCTTCGAGCGGCTTGACGCCGCGGCCGGTGAGGTCGAAGAACTCGGCCTCGACGCTGCCGCCGAAGCCCTGCTCGATGCGCTTGATGGCCGCGGGCCACTGCGACTGGTCGTCGGGGATGATGACGCCGCTTGCGTCGTGCATCACCCCGGGCTCCTCGCTGCCGCGCAGCTTGTCGCGGATCTCGTCGTGGAGCTTGCGGGTGTACACCTCGCGGGCGCGGCGCAGTCCCTCGGCGTCGGTCTCGACGAGCGCCTCGATGCGCGGGATGTCGGACTCGTACGCGACGAAGGGTACGCTGCCATGGTCGTCGGCCTGGCTCTTGCGCAGGCACTGACCAGCGATGACGGTCTGCGCGTTGGGCCCAAGCTCGCTGCGGAACGTCACGCGCACTCGGCGCATGTTCTCGCGGCGCGGCTTGTCGCGCTGCGGTCCCTTGTTGGACTGGACGATCATTCGAGTGGCGGTGGCGGTCATGGTGGTCTCTCCTCCAGAAAGTCTTGCCGCAGGTTGCCCGCTGCGGCGCCGGGTGACGGCTCAGTCAAAGGTGGGGCGCGAGCCGTCCAGCGCCCGGCGGCTCACGCCGCGATCTTGCCGCCGATGAGCTGCCAGAGGCCGGCGCCGAACCCGTAGTCGCCCTCGAGCGAGTACTGGTACTCGTCGCGGTGCCAGCGGTGGCTGTCCGTCTTGTCGGTGGCGGGGATGGCCTCGAAGGCTCGGCCGACGGTCGCCACCATGGGGGAGGCGCCCGGCTTGGTCGAGTCGATGAGGAACCACTGCGTGCCGGTGATCCACGGGGTCACGACGACGATGTGGGAGGCGAACGGGTTCTCGCTCATCCACGCGTCGATGACCGAGTTGGAAGCCTCGGCGCCGCTGGCGTTGTAGAAGATCGGTCGGCTGGCGCCGGTGATCTGCAGGGCGGTGTGGCGGTTGCTCTCACCCACGAGCAGCATGTTCGGGGTGATGTTCAGCGGCCGGCCCGTCTCGTCCTGGAAGCCGCGCATGGCGGTGTCCATGGCCTCGAGCGAGGAGAACGAGAGCGCGTCCGTGGTGAGGTTGTCACCGGTGGAGTTGCTGTAGGGGTGGCTGTTGTTGATGAGCGAGACGCCGTCGTACCCGGTGGGGTTGGCGAGGAGCTTCGCGAAGAGCAGGTCATCGAAGGCCGAGACCTGCTGACCGAGGAAGCTGTTCAGGGTGTCCTGAACGGTGCCGCTCTTGTCGTAGTCCACCTCCTTGCGATCGATGCCGACGGTGGCCTCGAACGTCTTGAGGGTGATGTCCTGCGTCAGAGCGCGGAGGCTCTTGACCACCTTGCCGCCCAGCCACTCGCGCACGCGCGGGAAGCTGAGGGTGTTGGGGATCGTGAGCTTGGTGCCGCTGACCGGGATCTCCTTGGTGATGTGGTGCGCCAGTCCCGGCACACCCTCCCCGAAGAAGTCCTGGAAGGCCGCGATGTAGTCGGCGTTGACCGCCGCCAGGTTGTTGGATCCTGCGAGTCCCATTGGATGTCAGTCCTTCCGGCTCACGCGGCCACGGTGGCGGCGTAGCCTCGGCGAATCGCGACCCACACGTAGCCACTCTCGTGGCGCTCGATGGTCCCGACCTCGATGTCGTTGGTGGTGTCGCCAGCCAGACCGACGGTCTGGTCATCGACGACGGTGACGGACTCGCCCGCCATGGCGGCGGTCACGGATCCGGAGTACGCGAGCTTCTCGACGTGCCCGTGCTCGAACTCGACGTTGACGTCGCCAGCGCTGCCGCCGGAGTTGTCCACGTACTTGGTGCAGATGCCGGCGAAGTTCTCGTTCGCGGTATCGGATGCGGGGACCAGGTTGCCGCTGGTGTTCCAGCTGAGCATCGCGCCTTCGTAGAAGATGTCGACGCCAGCGGGGCCGTAGCCCTTTTGCGGCTCATCCTGGTACTCCCGGAGCTTGTCTGCGGAGAGTGCAGCCATGATGTTTTCCTTTGTTGGGGGATCGGTTGTCCGGGAGGACCCGGGTTGATGGGCGCAGGTCGGCGCTCACGAGGCCCGGGTGGGCGCCGCGTGCGTCACGACCTGCTGGGGTTCAGACGCGCTCGTGCGCCTCGTTGCCGGAGATCTTCTGCTTCTGCTCGCGGTAGAGACCGAGGCGCACGTCGACGTTCTTGACGCCGCGCCTCTTGAGGCTCGCCACGTACGCCTTCTCGTCGTCTGTCTGCGGGCCCGCGCCGTCGCTCACGTCGTCGCCCGCGGCGGGTGCCGGGGCGGCCACGCGGCCGAGCGGCAGACCCTTGGGCGGGGCGGCGTCGCTCATCTTGGCGATGAGGGTGTCGAGCTGCTTGGGGGCCTTGCGGCCGAGCTCCACCAGCTCCTCGCGCTCGGCCTTCTCGAAGGCGCCGGCCTCGATGGCCGCGTCGACCTTCTCGCCGAGCGCCTTGTCGATGGCGGCCTTCTTCTCGGACTCCAGCTCGGCGACACGCTTGCTGAGCGCGGCCACCTTGCGCTGCAGTCCCTTGGCCTCGAGCGCGGCGCGCTTGCCCATGGCCGCGGCCTCGGCGTCCGCCTCGGTGCCGTCGCCCATGCCGAGGAACATCGCGGCGAGCTCGCCCGCGCGATCCTGCAGGAAGGCGGCGACCGCCACGGGGTCGGCGTCGCCACCGCTCGCAACGATCTCGTCGACGACGGTCTGCACGGCGCTCTCCGCGGTGGAGCCCTCGCCGTCCATCATCTCGACGGGCTGGTCGGCGTCGCCCGCGGCGACCTCTTCGGCCGGCGCATCGGCGGCGGCCACGGCGTCGGCGGACGGCTCGTCACCGGCGGCGACGGTCTCGCCCTCGGGCTTGCCGGCGGCCATCTCGTCGGGCTGGTCCTCGGCGGCGGCCTGGTCCTCGGCGGCGGCCTCGGGGGCCGGCTCGGGCTCGGGGGTGCCCTCGATGGCCTCGGCCTTCTTGGCCGCGGCATCCATGTACGCGAGCACCTGCTCGCGGGTGGCGTCGTCGGGCAGCTCCTTGAGCGCCTCCTTGAGAATGTCCTTCATGCTCATGGCACGGATCTCCTGTGTGTTGGCCGCGCCATGCGCGCGGGGGGTTCGGTGGCGTCCCGCGGCGAGCGGGCGCATGTCGTCGAGGAAGGCGCTCAGCACGAGGCCAACCTCGAAGAGCTCGGCGCCGATGGGCTCGCCGGTCTTCTCGTCGATGGACTCGAAACCCACGACCACGGAGCAGTGCTTCTGCTCGCCGTTGCGCACCTGGCTCGCGGCGCGCTCGGTAAACTCCATATCGGCGAAGAGCGCGGTGCGCCCCTTCTCGTCGGTGTCGATGGCCAGACCGTGGATCCAGCCCGCGGCGCCCATCCACGACGCGGTCTCGCCGTCGGGGTGGCCATAGGTGAGCGGAACCGGGTCCGTGCGGCGCTCGAAGTTCGCGATGATCTGCTCGAACAGGGCGCGCGTGAACTCGAACTCGCCGGCCGGGTGACCGGCCCATTCGCCCTCGTAGGCGATCTGATTGCGGACGGTGCGCTTGCCCTTCTCGAGGGCTCGGAGCGCACTGGTGCGTCGCGCCTGTGCGAGACACAGGACGTGGGTGTCGGTTGCCATGGTCGGCCCTACTTCTCGAAGACCACCCAGACGCCGGCCGCGGTCACGTCCCAGATGCGGCCCGCGACGCTGCGCGTGCTGCCGTTGGAGCTGAGGCCGACGGCTTCGTCGGTGGTGGCGTAGCAGTTGGAGCCCACGTCATCGTCGGCGATGGCGTCGGCGATGCCCGACTGAATGTCGGTGCCCAGGCCGAAGATGGTCTCGCTGGTGCTGGTCGCGTTGACGTTGACCGAGGAGGTGTCCGCTGGGCTCGTGTCGCTGGTGAGCACCAGGTAGCCCTCGGTCGACTCGGTGGCGGTCAGGCCGGTGGTGTCGGTCTCGATGACGACCTTCACCTCCGCAAACGTTGCGTTGCCGATGTCGGCAAAGTCCGCGGTGTTGAACGTCGCGGTCTGGTCGCCGTTGCCGTCGGTGTCGATGATGAGCGTCAGGCCGTCGCTGAGCGCCCACGGCCCGGCGACGGTGCCGGTGATCTGCGCTGCGGTGTCCGCGGTGTTGTCCAGCAGGAACGGACCACCGCTCAAGACGGTGGCGTCAACGTCTCCGTTGCTCCCGCTGCTGTTGTCGACGGTCGCCTTGAAGACGCCGACGCAGGTCAGGCCGGTGGTCGCGCTGCCCTCGACCAGGTAGCCGCTGGAGTTGAGACAGGCGAGCTTACCCTTGTGGACCTTCGTCGACGCGGCGACGCCGAACGTGCGCTCGCGCGGCGTGTTGCTGTCAGCCCGCGTGATCGTGCGCTCGCCCGCGATGTCGGCGACGACCGCAGCCGCGGCGGCAGCCAGTGCGGTGGCCGTGGTGCCGTCGGGCACCGAGCCGGTCTCGTGACGGATGGTGCCGTCGGGGAGCAGCTGGCCGGTGGCGACCACCTTGGAGTCGGCGTCACGCGCGATGGAGTAGAAGCGGCCATCGTCGGCGAGCGTCTCGTTCTCGCGAACGGCGGCGGATACGGTGAACGACATGGTCAGTCAGCCTTCTTGGCGGCCCTGCGCTTCGGCTTGGCGAGCGCGGGCTCCGGCGCGGGGGCGGGAAGCGAGACGGGGCGCGCGGGCGCCGGGGGCACTGGGCTCGGCTTCGGCGCGGGCTTGGCGGCCTTGCGGCACGCCTCCTCGAACCAGTCGGCGGCGTCGGCCGGGACGTGGCCCGCGGTGACGACGATGGCGCCGTCGGCGTCGATGGTGCCCTTGGCGCACCGGCGGGTCGCGCCGGGCTCCATGAGTTGCCAGCGCTTGCCGCCCTTGGGCGCGCTGGGGTGGTCCCAGGTTTCGATCGTGTAGCTCATGGGTGTCCTCGTTCCGCGCGGCCGGCCTCGGCTTCATGCGAGCCGGCGGCTCGCTCACGGTCTCGGTTGCGGGTGGGGTGGGTTCAGGCCCTCGCGGCCTCGTCCTCGATGGCGTCGCCCGGCGCTCCGTCGAAGCCCTCGGTCAGCGCCTCGGCCGCGTCGGCGGCGCGCTGCATCGCGGCCTCGTCCCGGTCCTCGGTGACGATCATGACGCAGCGGCAGTTGAAGCTGTTCGGCGGGTAGACGCGGCGCCCTTCGGGGTCGCCCACGGCCCACTGCTTGCCGTCGAGTGCGCGGTGGCTGCTGCGGACGCGATTGTCGCCCGCGGTCACGTACTGCCAAACGATGGCGTCGTCGCCCTTGGTGGCCTCGACCTGCTGTCGGAAGCGGCCGGCGTTATAACTCGTCGCCGTGGAGGTTCGGAAGACCGACTCCAGATAGCGCCGTGCGCCGCCCGGGAAGCCGCCCCCGTCGACGCTGCCCTCGAGCTCGGCGATGAAGTCGGCGAGGCCCGTGCCGTCGCCGGCCATGGCCGCCTGTATCTGCGCCCACGCGCGCCGGATGACGCCCTCGCTGACGGCGCGGGACACGGTGAACGCCCGGAAACGCTCGCTGTCGAGCAGCGCCTCGAAGTCCTCGGGGCTGAGGATGCGGCGGCGAGCGAAGTGCTCGATGGCCTCGGCGAAGTCGAGATTCAGGAAGGTCGGCGGCGGGGTGCGGTCAAGCGAGACGCTCTCGCGCTTGAGTTCGATGTCCCGGACGAAGAGTTGCCCGGCGAGGTGAGTCTTTGCATTGGTGCGCCAGATGGCGCCCGCGACCTCGGTGTCGCTTTCGAGCTGCGCTTGGACGCGCTCCAGGACGGCGCGCGCCTCGCTCTCGGTGCCGACCCCCGCTAGCCCGGCGGCCAGTGCGTCGAGGTGCGGCTCGAGCGCCGCTACGGCTTCGAGGGTGCCGCGGAGGGCGGTCTCTCGGGGTCGCCCGATTCGGGCCACGGCACGCCCGCGGTCCGCGTCGCTGAGGTGGCGGACGTCGGCGAAGTCTTTCGCCGCGTCGAGGTCAACGGAAGCGTCAGCTGCCCCCTCTCGCGCGTCCGGCCGAAAGGGCTGGCGGACGTGCCGACCTCCTCGCGCTCGCGATCGAACGCCGGGGCCGACTTGGCCACCGGGGTGACGATGCGGCTCCCGCCCTGCTCCTCGGTCCACTCTTCGAGGCCCACACCGCGGCGGATCTCGTTGGCGGTGTATACGCCGAGATCGACCAGGGAGCGGTCAACGACCGGCGGCGCCTCTTGCTCCAGCACCACGCGGCAGCGCGGCATGGGCGGGACGCGCCCGCCGAAGAGCTTGGCGTTGAAGCCGAGAGTCGGGCGCGCGAAGTCGTTCTCCAGCGTCTGCTCGAGGCGCCCGGCCATGGCCTGGACGCGGGGCAGGATGGTCGTGTCGGCCTGGCTCTCGCCGAGCGCACGCGACCCGTTGCCCTGGC